CGAGGCGGCGAACCAATGGCAGAATGCGGTCGCGGCTGTGTGATCGCGCGTCCTGCTTCCGGCTGGTTTTGCTCGACACAAGTTAATCTGACAATGCCTCTGGTCGAGATCGGCGGCGCGGTGTGTCGGCGGCTTGTCCTGGCCGTTGTAGAGCCCACCGAGGATGATTGGCAGACGCATGTCGCCGTGAATGAACGCGACCAACACCTCGTCGCCGACCTCGGGGATGAAGAACGCGCCGTAGCCGTTACCGGCGTAGAATTGCCGCACACGGCACCATTCGGTTTCCATCTGGTCGTCGAACCACGGAAACTGGACTTTGACGCGTCCTTCCTGGCCGTCGGCATCGTTGACCTCGGTGACGACGCCTTGCACCACCCCGTAAAAGCGCTTGTCGGTGGACCGGGTGCGCGACACGGCGCTCATGACTTGGTCCCCCCGTCACTGTAATTGCGCACTTCGAAGCTCGTCAGATAGCCCGAGTTGCCGATGCTGTGTTCGACTTTCGTGACATAGTATTGGCGGCTGAAGCGCTGGCCGACGCCCTGCACCTCGATATTGTCGCCGGGCCGAAGGTCGGGTAGGCCGATCACTTGGCCACTGGCGGTGATGTAGTTGTAGGCACGCTCGCGCAGCAGGGCGGTGGCCAGGGCCTGCGCCTCCTGCTGGCTGGTCACGGGCTGGTCGACGACGATATCCTCGCGGTCTTCTAAGCGCGTCTGGATGACGCTCGGACCGTTGTCGCTGCCGCTCGAAGTGGGTAAGTCGCCGGGTCCGGCGGTGTATTTGATGATCGATTTCGTATTGGGGTCCCAGGCCTTGACGGTGACCTTTCCGACCTGGCGGTTGAGCGTCAGCACAGGGTTGAAGTTGATCAGGCTCTTGCCCCATTCGAAGACGTACACCCGCACTCTCCTGCCGTCGCGCGCATCGGTCGGGGCTTGGAAGTAGAGCGCGTCGAAACCGGTATCCGGGTCGACGTCGACAAAGCAGTCGAAGTCGATCCGCTTGGCCCGCTCCATCAGGAACTCTGCGTCGGTCTGGTTCTTCTGAATTACGATGTCGTGCTTCTCAGCGGTGTCCTGCACCTTGCAGACCAGCGAGTTTCGCGCCGCGATCTCGCGCACGATCTCGGAATCCGTCATGTTAACGAACTTTTTCTTCTCGCCGTCGCGCGGTTTGCGGTCCTTGAGCTTCACCATCCGGGCCTCGCCGCCGACAACCAGCGTCGGTGGTCCCGACTCGGGAAACCGCACCGTCATGCTGGTGATCAACCCATGGACCATCGACACCAGACCCCCGGTGTACCCTTTCTGCGGATCCTTGGTGGCGCCCGGCGCCGGCGCGTAGCCCATTTGCACATGCATCAGATTCAAAAGCTCAAAAGTGCTGGTATCGCTGTATTTGAACGCCAGCCGGGTATCATCCCAATTATTGACGGTCAGGTCGAAATGAGTGAGGTTGTCGAGATCCATCGTCACCTTCAGTTCGAGTACGTCGCCCTTCGTCCCCGGGTCGAGCTGCTGTCCGCTGACGTCGATCTGGTAGTCCGGCGCGTAGTATCCGGTTGCCGGTAGCCCAGACGAAGTGAGTGAAGCGGCCATATTCGATACCCTCAGTTCAGCTCAGGTCAGCGCGGGTATGTGCAGCGCGCGGCCCGGCGCCAATGTGCGCGGATCCTGGATCTGGTTTGCAGCCGCTATGGTTCGCCAGGCGCTGCTGTCGCGGTACATTCCGAAAGCGATGCCACTCAGCGTGTCACCGCGGCGAACGACGTAAGTCTTGTCGAAATTGGCCGAGGTCGTCGGTTTCTGCTTGATCTGGATTTCTACCGGCCGGTACTCCTTCATGCTCAAGCTGAGCTTGGCGCGAAGCGGAACGCCTTCCGGCGTGAACAACACGTATGTGATATTGAGACTGTCGAGCACGCCGAGGAACACCTGGGTGTCCCAGATGAACCGGACGATCGGCGGTGCGTGCAGCTCGCGGTCAATGTTCATCAAGCCGCGCAGTTTATTGACATAGGCGACCCGCACGTCATCCAGAGTGTCCGAAGTGTCGACCAGCACCTCGGCGCTCAGCTTCTCGCTTGCGCCGCGGACGAACTGGATGGGCGGGGTTTCGAGTCCTGGAATGGCGATCTCGGCGAAATTGTTCGCCTTCTGCAGCTGGTACTCAGTCGGGTTGAAGCGCAGCGGAATGACCGGATCGGGGAGACTCGGCGCGACGATCTCCAGATACGCCTGGACGAGGCTCTGGCCGGCGAGTTGGACGGGGTTCAGGCTCAACATTGGCTCAGTCCCGTTCCGGCCGATCGCCGAGCGCACGGTAATCGTCCGCGCAGCGCTGCCGCATCTTGGCCTCCTCGGCCAGCCGGTGCCATCTGCGGATGTGTTTGTCGAACATGCGCGCAAACACGGCCTCGTCACCGTCGCCCTCGACGTCGAGGTGCACTTCGAGGTGGTGGATCGTCAGCATTGCTAGGGAACCCCCGGCGCGGACAGGATGACGGGCACCAAGCCCTCATGAGCGATTTCGAGCCCCTCGATCGCGACCGCACTCTGCGTCGCATTCAGTTCCGGCCCGATCCACTTGGCTGCGAGGCCGCCGTGGAAGGTCCAGCTCATCGCCAGCGTGCCGGCCGGTGTCAGCAGAATCACCGAACCGTCGCGGCGGGCGCCGAGCGATTGTGTCAGCCCGGCGATGTACCACCACCACAGCCCGGTATCTCGCACCACCCCTCGCCGCAGCGATATCCGGCCCCAGGAATGCCGAACGGGCAATTGATGCATGTGGTCGTTGACCCCGCCTTCGGGATAGGCGGTAATCTCGAGGTCGGCGCCCAGCCCCTTCACTTCCATGAATTCGCCGGCCGCGACGAGCGGCAGCAGCGCCGCCTGCGACGGCGGCAGATACGCGTCCGCCGGGAGCAGCGTAACAATGAAGCGGTATGACGGAAGGGGATCTTCGACCATCATGATTCGAACACCTCAAGCTGGCCGTCGGCGCTTGCCGCGACGCGCAGGGTAATGAACTCCATCGGCACGGCCGGCGCTACGAGCACCTGGCACACGACAATTCCCTGATCGATCTGGTCCGCCGGGTTCGTGCTTGCGTCGCAGATCACTTGGAACGCCCGGCTCGGCTGGTCGCCTTTCAACGCCCCGGCGCGCCACGCCTCGAGCAATACCGTCGTGATGCTGCGGACGAAGGACAGCCACAGCTCCGGCCCGTTGGTGTCGAATACCAGCGGCTCGGCGACCCGTCGAATGGCGCGGACGAGAAGGTGGATCAGCCGGCGATGCGCGACGAACCCGCCGGGCGAGCTCTTGCCCAACACCCGCCCGCCCCAGACCAGCAGCCCGCGATTCGGGGAGCACGTCAGCAGATTGATCCCGCCATTGTAGATGAGCGCCTGTTCGCGGGGGTCGAGCTGCGTCGAAAGGTCGAGAGCCTCCTCGAGCGGCGTATTGGCTGGCGTGAAATAGGCGCCGAGCCGGACATCCTGGCGGCTGATCGCGCCAAGGACACAGCCAGAGGCGGGCGTGCAGCGCAACGCTTGCAGGTCGGCGCCTGCTGTGTCGGGGACGAGGAGCCGCGGATGGTAGACCGCACCGTTGCGCAGCACCGTCTCCGTCAACGGCTGCCGCAGATTCTTGTCGACCCAGTTGACGGCGTCGGTCGGGTCGGCCTGATCGGGAGGCACGTCTATGACCACGAGGCGATCGTCGAGCCGGCTGGCCTGCGTCAGCATCGTCGCGATGACATCGAGGCGGTCGGCAGTGTCGGCGAGGCCCGGGTGGTACACGTCCGGGGACGCCATCAGCGCGACTTCGCTCTGGTCGCCCAGCACCGTTATCGCACTCAGATAATCGTTTTTGGTCGGGGTGTCCGAGGTACCGCCGGTTAGCGTGATCCTCGGCCACTGGAAGTAACGCGGTCCGGGAGCCCCCGGCGGCGACAGGTCGCCGGGCTGCAACGGGGGAGGCAGCGCCATCGGGATCAATCGGATATACTGCGACTGACTGTTCACCGCCGCATCGACCGAGCCGGGATCGATGCCGGTGAGGGTCTCCGTGGGCTCCGTCGGCGGGTTGATGTCGAATTCGATCTCGGGCTTGCCCAAGCGGCCGGTCGCCCAGTATCGGATGTCGACCGAAATCTGGTTTGCCCAATCTCCCGGGCTGCTGGCGACGATCTGGAATTGGAGAACCTGCAGACCGCTCGCGCCGGGCCAATCGGGATTGAGATGGCCCGTCGCCTGGTCGAAGGAGCCGGCGTGCCAGGTGGCCGATGCGCATTGGGAGTCGGCGCCGAGCAGGCGAACGACATAGGCGACCTGGGCCTCGTTGTCGAAGTACCCCTTGACGGCGTAGGGCGTCATCGAATCCTCGGAGAGCCCGCCGAACACGATGCCGTATTCGCGCCAGCCGGCGACGCGCTCGACGACGCCGACCGGTCCCCGCATCGTGCGCCCGAAGAAACCTGCCACGTCGGTACGCAGTGGAGAGGGCGACGCGGCCGGGCGCACCGCCGTGTAATAGAGCCCGGGGATCGACGGAGCAGTGATCATCCCTGCTGACCGTCGACGCTCAGCGCTTCGCAAGCGATCTCCAGGGTATCGATGGCAATCTCGTTATTCTTGGCGTTGAGGCTCGGGCCGGTCCATTTGCACGGCCAGCCACGCGTGAAATTCCATCGCATCACCTCGGTGCGGTTCTCGTTGAGCAGCACCACCGAGCCCGGCGCGCGCTGCACCAACCCGTTCATTCCGGAGACGACCCAGTTCCAGAAGATCAGGTCGCCGGTGATTCCCCATTTGAGGGTGATGTTGGTGAACTTCTTCAAGCCCGGGATCTTGCGTACCGTGATGTCTTCACTGCCGTTGCGATATTCGATTGGCGGCATCTCCACCCCCAGGCCCGACACTTCCATGAACGAGCCTTTGACCGCCTTCCCATCATCGCTGATGCCTGTGACGAGGAGCTCGAAGTTGTATGCCGGGTAGGGATCGTCTCGATAAACCGGTGGCATTGCCGTCGCCTCCAAGAAAGCGGGTCTAAGCGGTTGCGGTGGTCTGCGTGAACTGCTGGATCCGGAAGATCACGAATTCCGCCGGCTTCACCGGCGCGATGCCGATGACGCAGATCAGCCGCCCATTGTCGATGTCATCCTGGGTCATGGTTGTGCGGTCGCACTTGACGAAGAAGGCATCCTTCGCTGTGGTGCCCTGGAGCGCGCCGCTGCGCCAGGTCGTCGTCAGGAAATCGGTGATCGTCTGGCGCACGCGCGCCCATAGCGGCTCGTCGTTGGGCTCAAAGACGACCCATTGCGTGCCGACGTCGATCGACGCCTCGACATAGATGAACAGCCGCTTGACGTTGACGTACTTCCAGGCGCTCTCCGAAGAAACCGTCCGGGCACCCCAGACCCGGTTGCCGCGCTCCGGGAAGCGGCGCAGCGCATTGATGCCGATCGGGTTCAGTACGTCCTGCTCCCGCTTGTTCACATCCTGCGCGATCTGGGTGATGGACAAGATCTCCTCGTTCGCCGGCGCCTTGAAGACGCCGCGGTTGATATCGACTCGGGCGTAGATGCCGGCAATGTGGCCGGACGGCGCGATCGACACGTTCATGCCGACCGACGGATCCCGCACCTCGATCCACGGGTAGTAGAGCGCCGCGAACTTGGTATCGAGCGGACTGCGAAAGGCCTGGATCCCCTGGATGCTCTCGCCGATCGGCGGGTCGAGGATCGCAAAGCGGTAGCGCAGCGCTTCGCAATGCGTGATCAGCGCCGATTGGATCGTGGCGGACCACATTCCCGGTACGATGCAGATGCTGATGTCGGTCTGGTCCTCCATTGCTTGGATGCCGGTGCGGGCGCCGCTGCCCCCGTCCACGCCGACAAAATCGTCGACCGTGAGATCCGCTAGATTGTCGTGGCCGTCGGCCATCGCCCCAAAGCTTCCGGTGGTAGCGACAGGGAACCGTGACAATTGGTTGCGGGAAAATCCCGGGCCCTCGGCGACCGTCACATATGCCGATTGCTGATTGACGTAATTGACCAAGTAGCTGGCGCTGCCGTCGTTGACGAGCCTCAGGTTGGTAAACGCTTCGGTCGCGGCGGCGCCGCCGGCCGGCTGATAGGTCACACCCACTTCCGCTTCAATGACCCGAAGCTTCTGGGTCTCGTAATAGCTATTGGCTGAATTGCCGGACAGCGTCACCTGGTTGGCAGCGGTGCTGATGACCGTGAACGTCTCCTTGCGGTGCCCGTTGTCGAGTTCGACGATCGCTCCGGTGTACAGCGAACTGGCTCCCCAGACATTCATCACGGGGCCGGCGCCCGGCGTATTGGCGCTCCGCAAGCGGCGGACTGCCGTGCCGGCGGCCCAGGACTGGGCGCCGATGAGGGGCGGCGTTATTGTGAAGGTGGCGGGGGGGCCGGCGGCGACGTTGCTGATGGTGAACTCGCGGCCATTGACCAGGATGTGGTCATTGTTGTTGAGGTTGGCTACGCTGGCTACGGTGACGGTGGTGGTCGCCGGCGGCCCAGCCGCGTTGACGGTCTGCACGACGGTGGTAAGGGCCGGGTTGTTCCCTGCGATGGTCGGATCGGGGAGAATATTCATTATGTTGCCGACCATCGGCCGGACCTGAACAGCGAGGTCGTTGCCCCAATCGCCCCGCGCAGCGGCTGTAAATACGAGCGTCGGATTGGCGCCCGGCGGTTGGATCGCATAGATTTGGACGAAGTCGCCCCGCTTTGCCATCAGCGGCGCCGGCACCGCCGCCGTCAGCGTGACCTGCCCCGTCGTCTGATTGTAGGAGGCGACCGCGAAATTGGCGCCGATCTGGGCGCCGGTATCGCCGCGGACGATCTGCACCTGCGAATTCTCGTCGATGTTGATCAGGTGCCGCAGTTGCAGCACTGTGGCATTGGCAACGGTGTCGCTGACAATTTCCGACACCATGCCGTTGCCGAGATTCGCGGGTGCGGGCGTCGAGGTGCTTCTGAAAACGCGCTTTACGTAGAGCTG